AAAAAGCATGAAGATATTTACAATTATGTAGAAATGCTAAGCAAATTCGAAAATACACCACGTGAGGTAAATTGGAATAGAGGCAAAATAAAACATAATTTCAATCATTTAATGAACGATTTATAATGGACTCTACGCCAGACAAAGAAGCAGAACAGAAACAATATTCGCTCGAAGAGCTTGAAGATGAATTAAAGCAATCGCATAAAGATTTTGCCAGAGAATACTTTGTAAGTGGATGGAATCAGGTAAAATCTTACATGAAGATTTATCCAGACTCTAGCTATTCAGCAGCAGCAGTAAGCGCAAGTGAACTCCTTAAAAATCCTAAGATCAAACAATATTTGAACTATCTGAAAGAAGACCTTGAAAAAACCTGTTTTGTTAATAAAGCCAGCCTATTAATTGAATTGAATAAGATAGCGAAATCCAACATTTCACATTTACATGACTGTTGGATTGAACTAACCGATTGGGAGGTAATAAAATCAGATAATCCAGACGCACTATCAGCTATCGAAACCATTGACACAAAAACTGAAACAAAAACCTACAACAAGGGCGAAATTTCAGAATCAGACATTGAGGTTAAGTATGTGAAAATTTCTTTGTACAGCAAACAGGCTGCAATATCTGAGATCAATAAAATGATGGGATACAATGCAGCCGAAAAACGGGAGTTAACCGGAAAGAATGGCGAATCACTTTTCAAAGATATTAAGGGAATAACCTTTGATCCTGAATAAATGATTTTCATTGACAACAACGGGAAGCTAAATCTAAGCCGGTTGCATCCGGTTCAACAACAATTCATAAAATCTAAATATCTTCATTCTGGAATAGTCGGAGGCTATCAGTCAGGTAAATCAACCGCCGCCGCAATCAAAGCTATCGTACACCTTCTCATGTATCCAGACGTTCCAATTGCTTATTACCTTCCAACATACGGACTGTTTGATGACATGTTGGTTCCAAAACTTGATTCACTATTCAAGAAGATTGTAATTGATTATACCTACAATAAAGCGGACTCAAAGATCAGGACAAAATACGGTGAAATTTGGATGCGATCAATGGATAACCCGGATAGAATAGTTTCTTATTCGGTTGGCTATTCAATTGTTGATGAGGTTGACGTTGTTCATCCAAACAAGCGTATTGATGCAATGAAACGCATTGCAAGCCGTAATTCATTCATGAAAGGCGCAGCAAACCAGATTGATTTTGTTAGCACTCCTGAGGGCTTTGCATATATGTATCAGTTTTTTGAAAAGAACAAGAATGAAAACAAGATCCTTTTGAGGTTAAAAACTGGCGACAATTCAGATAACCTTGCAGATGGATACATTCAGGGACTTCGGGAACAATACACATCAGAACAATTAAGAGCATATCTTGATGGTGAATTTGTTAACTTATTGGCTGGTACTGTTTACTATAAGTTTGACAGGAGACTGAATGACTGCAATAAACAAGCTGGGCCATATAACACGCTTCACATTGGAATGGACTTTAACATCGGTAATATGTCAGCCGTAGTCCATATAATCGAAGATAAACCGTATGCAGTTGACGAACTTACAAAGGTATATGACACAGACCAAATGTGCCAAATCATCAAAGAACGGTTCCCAAACAATCCAATTATAATCTATCCTGATGCCTCAGGCAAACAGCGCAATACAGCCACAACAAAAACAGACATTGAGATTCTGAAAGATGCTGGATTCACAGTTAAGGCAAAGAATTCTAATCCTTTAGTGAATGATCGGTTTAAAAACATGAACCGGATGTTTTGCGATGGGACTGGAAAGATTAACTACATGGTCAATACTCATAAATGCACTGAATACACCGAGGCACTTGAAAGAATGGCATATGATAGCAATGGACAACCGGACAAATCAAGTGGTTTTGATCACATTACGGATGCCGGAGGATATTTTATCTATTGGGAATATCCATTAAGAAACACTTCGATTGATGAGTATTACGGAAATATTGATTTTAGCTGATAAATATATTAATAATACACGTATATATAGATATTATTACTACATTTGCGTCTATGAAGTATCCAAACATTAAACATTTTAAACTCAGTCATAAGATTTTAGCGAAGGCTTTAGGATTTAAAACTATTGGATCATTCCGAAGTTCATCGGCCCACAAAAGATACATGCAAGGAATAGAAGAAATATTAACCATTATTAAAACTAATCAAAATGGATAAAGCAATACAGAAAGGATCTGATCAATGGGAATTGGTCAGACAATCAAAAGAGTACTTTTCAAAAAAATTAACCAAAGAAGATATTTTTGTAATAGTTGGAATTATTACGAATTCATTTTGGGTGCGAACAGATGAAAAATTAAATGTAATGGTTTTTAGGCATACCGATAACCGAGAATTTAGTATAGGCTTATGGAATGAAACTATTTTTGATGTTGTATCTGAAATTATTGATAAAATAACAAACGAGGCTGTTAGGGCTGGGAAAAACATCAAACTACATGAGATAAAAGAATGTTTAGAATTATAATCTATATTTGCTTTTCTGTGGTACTCTCTTCCAGCCTTGATTCTGTCAGGGCTTTTTATTTTATCATTTTAAAAATAATTTATCAAATTGATAATTTTATCAAAATAGTTTTATAAGTTTGTCAGCAAGTAAATCTAAATTTACAGTTGTGGCAGAAGAAACTATCAGCGCAATCAAAGACTTTATAGACAATTGTAAGTATAAACCTGAAATTCAGGAGGCAAAAGCCTATGAAAAAAAGTTAGGCTACTTCATTCAAACCCATCTGAATACTGATATTTTCACCAACACCGAAAAAAACATTGATGAAATTTGGGATTCTAAAAACCCATTTATCAATTGGGTAAAATCATGGATGCGTAAAGAAAATTTCAGATCATACATGAAGTTCTTCAGGCATCCACTACCAACAGCCGGACTTATTCAAGATGATATTGTGCCTGAATTGAAAAAGGTATTTGATGCAACAAACGCGCGTTATGACTATTTGTTTAGTTCGAACGCTCAAAAGATCACTTCATCAAAATTACTTTCAAAATATTCTGAATATTGGAAAGACGAAATTTTCAACCTATTAATCAATCAGCATAATTCAATCATCATTACCGACTTCACAAATAAACGTGATCCGTACAGGCTAACGATTGAAATTGATGACGTGATAGCTATTGATGATACGGAAGATGGAAAGATAAAAGCTATTGTATTTGAGGGTGAAAATGCTGAAGGTAAATATCGTATATATTACTATACTGATAAGTTTTTTTCTGTATATATTGAAGAAGATAAAATATATACTCAAGAATCATTTGTTTTACATGATCTTGGTTTTTGCCCTGCTGATTTCATTTCGGTCGAACCGTTGAACTGTGAAAAGTTTGTGATTCGTAAAAGCATATTTTCAAACATGGTTGAAAAATTTGAAAACTATGTGAATTACTACACGATGTTTAAGATGTTCATTCCTTCGGGAATGATTCCTGTAATAACTCATTACAAACAAAACAATAAACCATGCGAAACTAATTTCGAGAATGGAACTAAATGCTCTAATATTAATGGGAAAGGATACGTAGTTGGATTAAACGGAGTTTTAGGCAATAAAGATAGTTTAGTCCCTTGTCCTATTTGCAATAATAATACAATTATTCAGGCTGGTACTGTTATCGGGTTACCTGTTCCAAAATTCGGAGACAATGATGAACGTCCGTTTGATATGAACTCAAATTTTGTTAAGTTTCATTATGCACCTGTCGATATACTGACATGGGTAAATGATTTTATTGCTGAAAAGTACGATGAAATAAAATATCAGTTAGTCGGCAAAGGAACAGAACGGTCAAATGGTCAGGCAAAGAATAAAGATCAAATTGCCAGGGGAAACCAGACACTTGAAAATACATTGATTGAGTTGAGTGGAAAACTATCTAAACTACAAACATCGCTTGATAGTAAACTTCTCAGGATCGCTTTCGGTAAATCTTTCAAATCGGCATACATCGACAAAGGCACAGACTTTTATCTCGAAACTGAATTTGAATTGAGGGATTCACTTGCAAAGGCTATTGATCCGATTGACAAAGAAAACCTGATAAGCAGAATTAACTATTCGATTTACAAGAACAACCCTGATGCACTCGAAAGAAGTAATCTTTTATATAAGCTTCTGCCTTATTCAACACTGACAGACGATCAGTTTATAACTATGACTGTAGATCCGAAGATGAAAGAATTGAGGCTTAATTTCAAGTATTATATTGATGCTTTTGAGGCTGAATTTGGGGAGCTAAATGTCTTTTTTAATGAATATTTCGGAGAAGATGTTTCAATGTCAAATAAACTAACAGTAGCAAGGGAATTACTGGTCGGAAAGGTAAATATAGTGGAAGTAAAACAGCCTGAAATTATAGTACCGAATCAAAATATAGATCAAAATAGTAACAATTTAAAATCATAACAGACTATGAAAGTTTATGTATTACGCCTTATTTTAGGCAAAGCAACAAATTACGATCAGAACGGTAAACTGAAAAATTCAACTATTACCGCAAAGTATGCCGGTGAAATGGAACTTGAAAACATTCTGACAGATCAGAATTGGAAGAAACTTGGAGCGTGTGAAATTTCATGTGTTAATGTTTACGATTCAACGAATCAAAAA